GTCCCCGCTACCGGTCAGCATGCATTCGTGATAGGTGGTCAGGTCGCGGCGAAAGAGGTCGTAGCCCACGGCTACATCGTCCTCATGCAGCTGGAAGGTGCGCACCGGATACCGACCGCAGTCAATCGACTCGCTGACGGCGATGAAAACGAAAAGCGGGTATTCGCCGAAATGTTTGCTGAAGCCTTCGCGGTAGTAGGCGTCCTGAACGTGATAACGGAACTCCTCGACGTGCCGGGCGAAGCGGGACATATCAGCCACTTTTTTCACGTCGACGATGACGGGCTGGCCCGAAAGAAACTTGTCTGGCCGGATTCGGCAAAGCTCGCCGGTCTGCTCGTCTTTCCAGTAGATTGATGCTTCCTGGTGGCCTTCAGCCTCTAACAGCCATCGCGCGGCCGGATGGGCGAGGGCGCTGGCACGCATAAGCTTCAGCTTGCGGCCTTCCTCAGCATCCATAACGGTCATGCCCAGCCCGGCGCAGTCCTTCAAAAAGGCTTTCTCGTTCGCCTTACCTTCATTGGTGCGGCGATTAAACTCGGGCGCTACGATGAAGCGGTGATCAAACTCTTCAGGCTCCAGCAGCAGACAGTGCAGGGCCGTGCCCATGTCTAATGCCTGAAGCTTTTCGCTGTCTTGTGGTGCTTCTTTACGCCACTGGAAGATGGCGGGGTTAATAGCGATGTCGTCCAGCTGAGACTTGCTAATTCCTGATCCTGAGTGGTAATCCTCATTGGAAATATCGAAGTAAATACCCGGCTTAATCAGCCCTTCCATGATTCCCCCTTAATTATTCTGCTTATGGTGCTTTTTGAGACTTTGAACTTTTTGGCAAGGGGTATGGCTCCATATTCCCTGCTCCATCCAACATAATTAGCCTTTATATAGTTGACCTGCTCGGCAGTAAGTTTTGCCTGAGAGTGACCTGCTCCTTTGAGCGATCTTCCTCGGGACACCATGTCGGCCATGTTGTCTTTTTGGGTGCCAATACATAGATGTTCAGGGTTAACGCAAGACGGGTTGTCGCATTTATGCCTTACGACTTTTCCAGAAATGTCACTGAGGGATAGCTCGTTCGTCTGGCAATAAATCAAACGATGCGCATAAACCTTTTTGCCATGAAGTTTTATTCGCCCATAGCCAGCTTCGTTTTTATGGCCGGGAAATATCAAGCAATCGCTCGCCATCACGCCACCTCATCAAAGCTGTTTTTGTTTTTCCAGATGGCGATCGCCATATCCCGCTTTGCCACCTTCACCATCGCATCGCGCAGGAAGTTTTCGGCGGCTTCGTACTGCTCGTCGTCTTCGTCGACAAGCTCGACGGCCGGGTAATCAAAATGCTTCGGCAGGAACGCGCACAGCGCGGTCATCAGCGGGTTAATCTTGTGCTGGTCCATCATCGCGTCGACTTCATCACCGATGCGCTCCAAATCGGTCTCAGAGAGGTTTTTAATAATCTCCTCGACTTCCTGTTTTGCTCGCCATGAAAGTTTCATCGAAAGGCACTCCTCAGCAGCTTCATTGCCATCGCCCATTTGGCGGCGTTACTGAACAGGACCGCTTCCCGTGAAAGCTCCTGTGCTTTTTTGAAGTGGTTAGGTTTCATGGCTGTCCTCTCTGATTCAGAGTGTCTACAAAGGAGCGCCAGCCAGTGCGGAGGCGGCGGGTAATGGTGTCGAGTAAAGATTCAGAGCAGCCAGCAACGGGCCACCCTGCAACGGCGTATTGCATGGCTATTCCTGTGAATTTGGTTGGTGTAAAAAAATGGCCCGCCGAAGCGAGCCGAGTAGTGTTACGGTCTGGTTATTTCAAGCCCTCTAAAGGCGTTGGTGACTAGCACCGTCATGGCCTGTCGCAACAGGCCATTGCGGTGTCACTTAAACCACTGGGACGCCAGGTAGGCGGCGCCCGCGATTTTGTGCTCGTGCTTCGGTTCGAAATCGACGAGGCAAGCCTTGATGTTCAAAAGCGCCAGGTTGAGGTTTACACCTTCCTTAGCGGTGGGATATTCGCTCTTATCGAGCCCGTTAAAAAACCACTGACTGACGAACTTGTTCCAGCGATTCCCCATCTCTTTGAATTCGCCTGGCGTGTCGTTATAGGCCGGGAGGATTTTCATAGCTTTGCCGCCGAAGACGATGTCGAGGCGGTTGATTTCAATTGGCTGCTGCATCACGTATCTCCTGAATTTGGGCGTAAAAAAAGCCGCTTATGCGGCAAGTAATTGAATTTTTTCTGGCTAAACCTGAGAATGGTGCCAGGGTTAGCTACCACTAACTAAAATTTAAACGGAGTCTCCTAATGGGCCGAGTTAAGTTTCGGTGCCCTGAGTGCGGAGCACGCCGTTTTCAGTTCACCTTTCAAGACGAAAATAAACATACTCCGCATGGGGCTGTCTGTTCCCGATGTGGGAGACAGGTTAAAGCTAGCAATCTGTACCAGCTTCACCTCGCTTACCGACGCAGAAGCTGGAATGAAAGCGATTAGATAAGCGGTATGCTTTTCCCGCGCATTTTCTGCACGGCGTGAATCTGACGGCCGGCTTCGTTGCTGACCTTCTGGTATTTGGTGCTGATGCGGCGCTCCACATACATGGCTGCACCGGCCAGAATCTGCTTGTGGTACTCCGTCTCTGTCTCAACCGCTTTAACTACGCGGTCAGCTGCCGGCCGTTTGCACTGCAACACAACACGGCTTGGAGTAGGGCGGTGCAACACTTCTGCGCTAACGCTGGCTTCACTCTGAAGGTGAGCACGGCGTTCACGACGACGACCTGAAGCTGAACCAGAGAATTGAGTTCTGCGTGTCATAGATACCTCCTGAATGAATTTTGGTACTGTCGACGGAGCTGCTAGATAGACAATTTGTCTATCATGTCGTCCAGTCCAAAACTCACGCTTTGGTACTAACTGGCTTTTCAGCCACGTAGGTGATCCGTCACCGTTGTTAAAAGAGCGTGCTATCCGTTTCGTACTGCGCCAGCATCCTGCTGATGGGATAAAATTACAATAAAGTTTGTATGCTGTAAACAATAAATATTGTAATTTTGCCCTAATATAACAAACAACATTGTTTTTTAAGGTAATTTATTTTTTTCTGCTATCGACATCCACAAAAAAGCCCGCCACTCGAGGAGAGATGACGGGCAACGTGGTAGGAAGTGAGTTTTGTTGATGTGCTTATCGCCAGCATCCGGGCCAGCAGTATCAGGTTAGCAGTCATGTGGGAGGGTGCAAGCGTAAGCGGTTGATTTAATTCACGGTTGCGCTTATTCCATAAAAAAGCCCGCTCAGTGGCGGGCTATATGTGCTGCGGGCATGAAAAACCCGGCGCGGTGGCCGGGTTTTTTAGTGGGCGTGATAAAACGTTTTTAAGATGTTGTCCCGGAGATAAACCAGAAGCGATAAGTGTGATACACCTCCATCTCGGTTCATCAATTTTTTGTATGCGCTAACTATCAACAACTTAAAAGTTATAAAAAAAGCCAAGGATAGAGAAGAAAGAGTAAACGTGAACGGATTAGCAATGAATGAAAGCTTCATAGCCTCCCTTAGCAAAGCCTTATGCCTCTTAACTTCTTTGTCCTGCGCCGGAGCTGGAATGCTGAAAGGAAAGAAAAGCACAAACGGCGATATAAACAGTATAAGGGCGCAAAACCACCACCGATCTACGATGTCATAATATGCAACAGCCTGCGTCTTTTGGTTGCCGTTGAAACGCTTATCTTTCAAAATCTCCTCTGCCATCCTAAAGACTTTCTCTTTTTGCTTTAAGCTGGCTCGCTTGCAGACGGCAGAGTAAACATAGATTCCTATGGCTGCGACGATGATTAAAAACTCATTCATGATTCACCTCATGACCCATCATCACTGTTAGATTGTTCATTACTTCTATACCGCAAGGACAGCAATTTATCAAGCCAGCCCTGTGTTTTAGGAGTGTAAACCCGATTGATGTATGTTCGATAAAATGGGTATAAAACAACCATCACAATGACGAAATTGCCTATATTCGGCCCCTTATCATATAGAGCCAGCATAAAATCGCCGCCCCTTGAGATTGCGTCAGGTATCCATGTGAGTTCGATAAAGCATTCTTTCATCTTGTTTATTCCATCCGGCTACCCAAACGTCTCTTCCGGCCACTGAGCCTTAAACCAGCTTCATCTTCGTCTCGATCGCGACGCCAAGCACCTTGCAGTTCCCGTTAACCGGGACCATAGGCCACTGAGGATTCAGGCCCTTCAGGTACTTCTGGCTGCCGTCGATAATTAGCTTCTTGAACGTGGCTTCGTTGTCATCAGTCAGCTTTGCAACTACAAGGCTGCCATTGATCGCTTCACGGCCAGTATCGAACAGTACGAACGTCCCTGCCGGAATGCTGAGTCCAACTGGAGCTGTCATCGAATCGCCTTCCACCTGTAACCAGAAAGCATCCCCTTGCGTGTGCGCGTCAGATTCAAGCCACATGTCGATGTCCTTTATCGTGTATGCCTCACATGCTTCTCCCCATGCGCCGGCTTGAACCTTGCTGAGTACCGGGTAACGAGCTGTAGGTTTGTGAACCACTGGGTTGATCACGTTGCCGTCAAGTGCAGCGCCAGTCCCATCTAATAGCCACTGGATGTCGCAGTTAAGCGCCTTGGCTAATTCCGGCAAGTATCTAGGGCGCTTTGTTTTCCCACTCTCTAGCTGAACGATGGCCTGCTGCGTCGTTCCAGCCCTCTCCGCTAGCTCTGTCTGAGTTAGACCCAGCTCAGTCCTTTTTGAAAGCACCCTTGCTGCAATTGTCATTTAACACCTCATTGAAAAAGAGATGTTCACAAGAAAAGCTGTAATTGACAAACAAGGTAGTTTGTATTTAAAATACAAGAAAGTTTGTCAAGGAGGCTATATGCAAACTATCTCACAACGCCTCAAACAGAAACGTGCAGAGCTGAAGATGACTCAGACCGAGTTAGCTCTGAAGGCTGGAGTGAAGCAGCAATCAATTCAGCAGATTGAAGCTGGCATCACCAAACGTCCTCGGAAGATCTTCGAAATTGCTGTTGCTCTGCAATGTGACCCTGTCTGGCTGCAATACGGCAGTGGCGTTAACACTGCCGCCTAAGCTCCACCGCTCTTTTCACAACGGACACGAAGTCCTACGTCGCTGAAAAGCGAAATCCAAACGAAACAAAAAAACATTCGTGGCAACAGCTGCGGCTTTGTCACGTCTTAACCCTTGCCAACAAAGGAATTATCCAAGATGGAACATGCAAACAATAGCAAGTTGATTAACCAGGTAGAAACGGAACTCCGATCCCGACTGACGCACAAAGGCCAGCGCGTTCTGGCAGCTGAAGCGGGATGGCATGAGTCGAAAGTCAGCCGCCTCAATCTGCGCGACATGGCGACGGTCTTTGTGCTGCTGGAAAAGGTATGGGAGACAAGCCTGATAGCTGAAGTGGCACGGCAGGCAGTTGCAGCTGCAATGGGCAAAGAAAAAGCCGAGATGAGCGGTAACTCATTCTCGGCCTGATTGCGAAATGACTGGATCAATTCACAGGAGTAATTATGAGTAGTTTATCACTGCATTACAAGGCCAAGGACAAAAACGGCACCGAGACAACGGTCAAAAAAACGTTTCTGGTCCCCCTGGCTGAGCTGTACATCGAGCCGGGCTATAACGTCCGCGAAATCGACCAGGCGCACGTCGAGGAGTTCCGCGATGCGTTTATCGCCGGCGAGTTTGTACCGCCTCTGGCTGTTCAGGTAACTGAGCAGGGCATCAAAGTCATCGACGGCCACCACCGCTATCACGGCGCGCTGCTGGCGACCGAAGCAGGCCATGAGATAGCTCGTCTGGAGTGCAAAGACTTTTCCGGCACCGAAGCCGATCGCATCGCCTTCATGGTTACCAGTAGCCAGGGTAAACCGCTTACCTCGCTGGAGCGCGCTGCTGCATATCAGCGCCTGGCTAATCAGGGATGGTCGACATCGGAAATCGCCAGCAAGGTGAAGCGCTCGGTTGGTGATGTGGATCATCACCTGCAGCTGCTTGCTTGCGGCGATGAGCTGATCGCGATGGTGAAAGCCGGTGAAGTTGCTCCGACGACAGCAGTAGCTCTTTCTCGCGAACACGGGCCGAAAGCTGACAGCGTTGCCCGTGAGCAGATGGAGAAGGCCAAAGCGGCCGGGAAAAAGAAACTGTCCCGGAGCGCAGCTATCCCTCAGTTCAGCGCGGCTAAAGCGCGACGCCTGGTAGAGCTGCTGGTCGATGCTGAGTTTGAAAGTGCTCAAGAGACTCGCTGTGGAGACTTGCTCACGCTTACCCCCGGAACTGCTGAAGAGATAAATCGGATCATCACTGAATATCGAGCTGGCATACCGGCGGCCGGGGGCGGCGATGAATCTGGCTTATGAAAATGTATCACCAATCAGGCCCGAACTCCGGGCCGTGGAGCGTCGCGTGGCAGATCTGGAGGACGGATACACGCGCATCGCCAATGAACTGCTTGAGGCTGTCATGCTGGCTGGAATGACACAACATCAGCTTCTGGTTTTCATGGCCGTTATGCGCAAAACATACGGATTCAACAAGAAAGTTGACTGGGTGAGCAACGAACAGCTTTCCCAGCTTACAGGTATGTTGCCGCACAAATGCTCAGCAGCAAAAAGCGCGCTGGTGAAGCGAAATATCCTCACTCAGGAAGGGCGGCTGACGGGCATAAACAAGGAGCTAAATGAGTGGAAAAACGAGCCTTACCCGAAAAAGGTAAACTTACCCGAATCAGGTAAGGAATGTTTACCCGAATCAGGTAACTGGTCTTACCCGAATCGGGTAACCACAAAAGACAATATTACAAAAGACAAAAAAGACATTAAACATACGTCCGAGAATTCTGGCGAATCCTCTGACGAGCGTCTGAAAAGTCTTCCTGTTGTCCGGCCTGATGCAGCAGTTCATTCAGCGAAGGGTGACAAGTGGGGAACCGCTGACGACCTTCTGGCTGCTCAGTGGATATTCAGCCGGGTTCAGGTGATCACCCCGACAGCCCAGCAACCCAAATGGCCCGCCTGGGCAAACGACATACGCCTGATGCGCGATGCGCTGAAGGTCAACCATCGGGAAATCTGCGAAGTTTTCACCTGGGCGAACGGCAACCAGTTCTGGCAAACCAACATCCTCAGCCCGTCGAAGCTGCGAAAGCAGTGGCCGACCCTTAAAGCGCAGATGAGTCAGCCGGCTCGCAACGCGCCATCCAGTTCACAGCAGATTCCACACTGGAACGACCGCAGAGAGTGGGAGGAAAATTTCATATGAGAAATCTCGTAGCCGCAATAAACAATCGCGACAGCAGCGCGCTGGCCCGCATGGCTGGTGACTGCCCGCAGCCGGTAGATCGTGGCGTTAACGAAACTGTTGAGCGTCTGGTCGACATGCTGTTCATGAGCCTCAAGCAGGTGTTTCCGGCATCCGTCAGCACGGCGCTGAAAGACCCGCGAGACGAAGCATCTGCCAAGCGTCAGTGGGTTATCGCTTTCGCAGAGAACGGCATCAACACGAAGCAACAGCTTTCGGCCGGCATGAAGCACGCCCGCGCCAGCGCTTCGCCGTTCTGGCCGTCGCCAGGACAGTTTATCAAGTGGTGCAAGCATGGTGAGCATGCCGCCGCCGGTCTGCCCGATGAGGATGCGCTTTATGACATGGTGATGAAGTACTCCTCTCGCCGCGGTCTGATCGACAGCCCCGAGGCGTATCCGTGGGAAAGCAATGCCGCATACTGGATGGTCACCGGCCTGTACAGCACCATGCGCGCCAACAATCTCACCGAGCCTGAGCTGCGCGCAAAGTGCCGCGCCGAGCTTCGCAAAATGGCATCGCGTATCGAGTCGGGCGAAGAAATTCCGCCACCGCGCGCGCAGCTGGAAAAACTCTACATGCCGACAGCCAGCGAAAAGGCCCTGGACAACGTTGCCCGTCTGAAGGCTCTGGTCAGGAAAGGGAGGTAATCATGAGCGAAAGCATCAGAAGCAGCTTCGAACGCTTTTATCACAGCGTGCACGGAGATAAACACAGCATGACCCGATCGCACCTCGGCTATCAGGATGAGGTTGTCGATCGCGCGTTTTTCTTCTGGCTGGCCGGACGGGAAGGAGTAAGGGCATGACGCAGGTAACACAGCTGATTATCCGACCTTCGCAGGACCAGACGCGCAACCTGGTGTTGGCGATCATCGACGTCGCCCGGAAACAACCGGCATCGCAGGACACGCTGACGCATATTCGCACGCTGGCCACAGAAGCTATCGACCTGATGGGCTGTCAGTTACCTGATGATGCGGTACCAGCCAGGAGCGGCAGGCAAGTCACCATCTCAAAGCGGGACTACCGGCAGATCTGCAACGCCTACATCAACGCCGTGAACGCCCAGCAGCAGCTCCTCATGGTTCATCGGGGTGACAAACCGTTTTCAGATGCAGCCGTAAGGCGTCTGGAAGATGCGTTTCACGTAATTATTCAGCAACTCAAGGAGGTTGTTGATGGAGATACCGAAGGACGGCATACGGCTTCATAGGTCGAATTTCAACGCCATCGGGCAGCAAATCCTCCCCATGCTCGACTCTGGCGAAACCTACCGGCTGATCATCAAGCCGTGGCGCGAGAAGCGCAGCCTCAACCAGAACGCCTTATCCCACATGTGGTACAGCGAAATCAGCGACTGGCTCATCCGGCGCGGCAAAGACTTTGCCTCTCCTGAGTGGGTGAAAGACGCGATGAAGCACACCTATCTCGGCTACGTAGAGCGCGAGATGGTCGATGTGGTGACAGGGGAAACGACAGTGATCCATTCGCTACGGCATACCTCAGACCTCGACACCGGCGACATGCATTTCTACCTCACTCAGGTGGAAGGCTGGGCGCTGAGCCTTGGCTGCAAACTGACGGTGCCGGCCGACAGCGAATACATGAATCTGAAGGAAAAACAAAATGGGTAGACGAAGCACCTGGACACAGCAGGAACTTGAATACGTCGAGCGCGTGGCCGGAAAGGTCCCGGCGCCGGTTATCGCCAGGGCGATCAACAAACCGCTCAGCACGCTGAAAACCAAAGCCAACGTCATGGGGCTCGGGTTACGCGTACCGAAGCGCATACTCGAAAAGCATTGGCCTGAATATCTGAAAAAGAACGGGGGCAGCCATGCGGCAAACATGGTTCACTCATGATCCGGTAAATACCGACACCGCCAACGAACTCCTTTCACGCTACGCCGCCCGTAACATTCAAGCCCAAAAGACACTCGCCGCCGATCCCCGCCTCTGGCTGGTCAGCGCGCTGCTGCCTGAAGGAAACCGCGAACCACGGAGAGACACAACCTATGAACACAAATGTTGGGCGTAAGCGCTGCTGCAGCTGCAACACGGTGCTGACCAGCGAGGATAAATACCGATTCGGGATCAACTGTGAAATCTGCGAAGAAGACACCTGGTATTACGAGCACTTCGACTATGTCCCGTTCCATGCCATCTGGCGATACGCCTGCTATCAGCTGCGCTGGCTGCGGTTCAGCATTGCCGCCGGACTGGGTATATGCCTGCGCCCGCTGCTGCGCCGGCTGGATGCAAGACGACAACTTCAGAATGCACGGAGGGGACGATGAGGAAGATCAGACGCCGCTGTAAAAACCCTGACTGCCGCGAATGGTTCCATCCTGGCTTCCAGAATCAAACGTGGTGCAGCGCAGAGTGTGGGACGGTAATCGCACTGGCCAAGAGGGAGAGAGACCGGCAGAAAGCGAAACAGGAAGCAGAGAGACGACGACGAGAAGAGACCCAGCAGGAAAAGCGCCACACCAAAATTCGCAAGTTAGCCCTCAAGCCCGACAGTTACTTCAAAAAGCAAGCTCAGCAAGCCTTCAACCAGTTCATCCGCCTTCGTGACCATGACCAGCCCTGTATCAGCTGCGGCGAAACCAATCCGCCCGATCTGCATGGCGGCCAGTGGGACTGCGGCCACTTCAAAACGGTCGGCGGTTTCCCTGAGTTGCGTTTCGAAGAGCGCAATGCCTATCGCCAGTGCAAATCATGCAACGCCGGATCGGCAAAGCATGGTGCCAAGGCGGCGACGGTGGCGCAGCAGTATGAAGCGAACCTGGCTGAGCGATATGGGCAGGAGCTGGTCGACTGGCTGAATGGACCGCATGAGATGACGCATTACCGCCGCGATGACTTCATCCGGATCAGGGATATGTACCGGGCTAAATGCCGTGAACTTACAAAGCAGAGGGAGGCAGCATGAGCCTTGAAGCAACAGTGAAGTACCATTTCCCGAAGGGCCAGAACTTCAGCGGAACAGCTCCGCAGACATCGCCCGACGCGATGACCGGTACCGACTATGTAGCTGCTATGGGCATGACGCAAAGCCGCGCGCCGCTGGGGTACGCTGCGTTCATGGGTAAGGTGGGAGTAAGCGAGAACGACGCCCGACGCGCCGTATCCCTGTTAACTGATTTTGCACTGCAGACATGCGATCGGGTTGCCGCCCTTCGCAAGCTTGAAACAGATATTAAACCAGCTGTGATGCAAGTGCTCGCAACTTACGCCTACCTCGATTACTGCCGCAGCGCCGCCAGCGTTAAGCCGTGTGAGTGCTGCAATGCCACCGGATTTATCGCCGCGGAAGTCGTGACGATGAAGTCGATGCTGTCCGGCGCCGGCCGACGCGAAGTGCGTGAGCAGGTCCGGGTACGGTGCAAAACATGCGCAGGCAAAGGCGTTGTGTCTTCGGCGTGCCGGGATTGTAACGGGCGAGGGCGCGCGGTGATGCGCAAAGAGACCGAGCGGCAAGGTGTGCCGGTCATGGGAGACTGCAAACGATGCCTCGGGCGCGGATATGAGCGCATCCCGGCAGTGGAAGCCTTCAGGGCCATCTCTGCGATTACTGACTGCATCAGCCTGGCGACATGGGATCGAAGCGGGAAGCCTTTCTATGATCAACTCCTTGCCAAGCTAGAGATTGAAGAGTCATGGGCCAATGCAGCGCTGAATAAAGTAACCGCGTAGACCCAAATAAAATAGCTCGTTATTTTTTAGCGAGCTATTTACTTTTCAGGAAGCTGGGGATATAGTTCCAAACAGTGAAAGCTACGTCTTGTTGTTGAGCGGCAACAAAGCAAAGCAGTCCACGGCTTCAAAGTGGACACTAAAAGCCCTGCGGATTAATGCCGTGGGGCTTTTTTTTGGATTGAATTTGGGTGAGAAGCACAGCGGTTGTGCGTTCGGCTGTTAACCGATTGGTCGCAGTTTCGAATCCTGCCTTGCCCGCCAAATACGCCGGTCTAGTTCAGTGGCAGAACGGCTGCCTTGTAAGCAGCGCGTCAGAGGTTCGATTTCTTTGCCCGGCACCAAAATTCCAAACTACAAGAGGTTGCCTGTGGCGGCCTCTTTCTGTTTTCGCCCCTGCCAGTCACTGCACACTTCGGATTTCCCAATCGTGGCAGAGGGCGATTTTTATCCATAAAAAAATCCGCGCTCAGGCGGATTCTTCAACGTTGACTACGCAACGGCAGGGCGGTGCTTTTCTCTCTCGACAAGATTAAAGCTAACCGGACTTGCCCAGTTCAGAAAGTAGACAATTCCTAATTGGCCAAGTCCCCGATCCGGGGGTGGAAATGTTTCGCATGAATCAACACGCAGACACTGCAATCAGCGGGGGCACCTGGATGGCAACTCTTTCGAGCCTTGCCGGTGTCGTGACACTCGACAGGGTGTACATGATCACCGCTCTGGCAGGTTTAGTGATAGCCATCTTTGGGTATCTGGATAAGCGCCGCACTGAGAAGTTAAAGCGCAAAGAAATTGAGCAAAACATGCGCAGCGAGCAGGAGCGACTTGAGCTGGACCGCGTTCGCGCGCAGGCAGTACTCGATTACCTCAACGGGTCCAAAGATTCACCTGCTGTGCAGAAATCACCAGAAGTCATCCAGGGAATTAACAAAGTTCTCGACTCGGTTAAGGAATAGCAATGGCGCTATCCCGTCAGGTTAAAACTAGGCTCAGTGCCGCCATGCTGACGCTGATTGCTGCCGGCGCTTCTGCGCCTACTCTGATGGAGCAATTCCAGAAGGAGAAAGAGGGCAGCAGCCTGACGGCATATCAGGATGCTGGCGGTGTATGGACTATCTGCGGTGGTGTAACCCGCGTTAACGGCAGGCCTGTAGTTAAGGGCATGAAGCTGACAGCGGAGCAGTGCCGGGCCATCGATAAAGCGGAGCAGGCTAAAGCGCTGGCATGGGTAGACAGAAACGTCCACGTTCCGCTGACTGAGCCGCAAAAGGTGGGCATCGCTTCATTCTGCCCGTGGAATATCGGCCCCGGTAAATGCCTGCCTTCAACCTTCTACCGCAAACTTAACGCCGGTGACCGAATGGGCGCGTGTGCTGAGATAAAGCGCTGGATATTTGACGGTGGCAGAGACTGCCGCATTCGTTCGAACGGGTGTTATGGGCAGGTTGAGAGACGCGATCAGGAATCAGAGCTGACGTGCTGGGAGCTGGATAAATGACACGGGTACTGTTTATCATCATCGCGGTGCTTGTGCTGCTTCTGGCTAGCGCCGGATTGCTTGCAAGTCATTACCGTGGGAACGCCATCGACTTTAAGGCGCAACGCGACACAGCGAAAGGTGACCTTAAGCTGGCAAACGCCACGATTGATGACCTGCAAGTGCGCCAGCGTGACGTTGCCGCTCTCGATGAGAAATACACAAAGGAGTTAGCCAGTGCTCAGGCAACTATCGATCAGCTTCAGCGTGATGTTGCTTCTGGCAAGCGCCGGCTGCAGCTCAACGCGACCTGTACGAAG